CATTTCATCAAAGCTAATCTTTTCTTCTGCGGATGCTTGAATATAGTCGTATGCCTTTTTACCTACGCCAAATGCAAATCCTAATATTGCTCCAACCATCGCACCTTGTGGTCCAAACATAAAGCCTATTGTCGCACCGGCCAAAGCCCCAGATCCTAGATCAATAGCATCGCCTGTGTCTAAGGTTAACTTTTCATTGGCAATTTGTTCTTTTGTCATGCCTGAAATGTTTTCCCTAACCATATCAGCAAGCTTTGCACCACCAACGGCAATACCGATACCAAGTGTAGTTAATACCATACCTTTAACACTAGTGACGGTATCTATAAATCCTTTACCACTCGCAATACCATCCCCTACGCTTTTATTTAGCATCTTGGCCAACATACTTGTTCGTATGGCTTCACCAGTTACATTAAGAGCAAGCGGTAAACCAAAATCAATTGCCGTCCATGCAACCAGTGCTGTGGTAAATGCAGCCCATGGAGTATCTCCAAGGAAGCTGACAAATGATTTTATACCATCTCCGATTGCTTCATAATCTATTTCTTCGATAAACTTAGTAAATTTACCGTCTGTCCATTGATCTACTATACCTCTAACAACGTTAAATCCAACAAACGCAATCGCAGCACCTTTTAATAGTTTAGTAAAGAAGCTTAATGGATTTGTAAGTACCTGTCCTGTAATAGTCTTTTCTTTAAGGTAATCTTTTGCTTTCTGTGCGCGCTCTTTTTTCTTTTTATCTTCCTCTTCTTCTTTTCTTTTTGCTTCAGTTACTTGTCTTAACTTTTCATCTTCTAAATTATTTGCTATGTTTAATTTAGCAGCTTCCTTTTGTAACTCAATCGTTTCTTCGTCAAGACCTAATGCTCGTAATTGTTCCGCATCAAATTGAACTGTAGGTGGTTCTAATGTTGTTTGGGCTGCTTGAGGCAATGGTCCATTGAACGTATTAGGATTTGCGTTTAGCATTTGACCAAACGTTTTATTTAAATTGGCAAGCTCGTTTTGTATACCTTGAAAGAGTACACCAAATTTCTCGAGGTTTATTTTAACCGTCTTTAAAGAGTTCTTTCCGTCACCGCCATTACGCGTAAGGGATCCCTCTCGTTTGAGACGATCTAAAATTGCTTGTGTATCTCTACTTATTTCTGCCATTTAATTTATTACCTTTTAGCGTTCTCACGCGCTTCTTTTTGTCTTTCCATGAACTCTAATAACATTGAAAAATATAAATCTCTTTCATACGGCATTAGACCTTCAATATCACTAATACTCCACTTATGATGTTGTGCCAAACCGAAAATAGATTGATAATAATGCCCTAGACTCATATGGCTAAGGCCTATATAAAAAAACTACGCATCCCCTCAATTACAAATACTTTTTCGTCATCGTTACTATTTGTATATTTAATTTCTTGTCTGAGCTTTGGCATTGTATCAAAGAAGGTGGATATCTTTTTAATTATATCACCAGTCAAGTTATCCATAAAATCAGCAATATCTTCTGGAGTATAATCAGCAAAGTTATGTACTTCATCTTCTGTTGCCAATGTATCTAAACAAGAAACCATAATAACATAATTAACCAACGGATCGGCTGCATCCATATCAATTATCTTTGTAAAATCATCAATGTTTGGATACTTTAAAAATAAAACTAAATCATCATTAATTCTAACTTCTTTACTATGATTCGGATCTCTTAATATTTCCATGTTTTCGAGATCCATCTCAAGAGGTATTGATTCGTCAGTATCAGGATCTGTTATTGTAAATGCAGCTGTGTTATTGACTGCGCTTGATCTTAGCTTTAAAAATATGTATTCTAAATCTAACATTGATATTTCTTCGATTGGTTTATCAATCAAACAGTTATTTACTACTTGTTTAATTGCCACCATTTCTACCATCGGATCTTTTGATTCCGCTGCTACTAATAATATCTTTTCTTCTTTTACTGTAAACGGTCTATATAAAACTTCACTATCATCGCTGGGTAAAGTTATTTTGTTTAACGGTAAATCAATTTTTGGTAATGCCATAATATATTTCCTATTTGTTATCCTTTAGTTGGAATATTGTCAGTTATGTTATCTAACGAATTTCCTAATCTTTGTAATTTGTTAACTGCGTCTTGAATGTTTCTTGGTTTGCCTGATTTTAATGTTCCTCTTACCGTATCAGCAAATCCTGCCACATCTCCAAGAAGATCAAGTAAACCTGCGCCTCTTATTGAACGTGATCCTGTATGTCCTGCTTTATCTGCAGAGTATTCGTAATCGTCAAACGCAAATTGTACTTGTATTGTTAAGAACGTATCTGTTCCATCCCAAGCCATTTCAATTCCACTCACATTAATTGGATATGCTTTTTGTAATGATGCAGAGTAATAAGACCTTGGGTTGCTGTCTGTAGAAAAATGTCTGATTTCTAAATCACAAACATAATCATCTTTAAATCCAACTTCGTGTGGAAGCTTTTCTTTCCATTCACTATGAATACCACCTGCAGCACTATAATTCAAAACGTGGCGAATCCAGTAATGAAAGAATCTTAATGTATGATGATCTGAATCGCAAATGAATGTTGCTGTAATTGGACCAGGTGTAGTAATTGCGCTTGGAATAATTTTTGATAGCTGACCAACATAATCGTAGTTTGTTGTATTAATAGCAACACCAGGAAAAGTAATTGCACTACAAAACATTGTAAACGTTCTTGCGTCAAATTTACCTTTATCTGCTTCCGTTGCAGTATTCATCCATTTAGGATTAGTCATCATGACTTCAAAAAGATTCGCTTTGGCCGGGCCACCGAGACCTTCAAAAGTTGACTTAAATTTACTAATATTAAATGACATTCTTAACTCCTAGCAATCCTTCTCGAATCAGCCCACACAACGCCCTGACTTTGTTTCTGAAATGATTGTACTGGTAAAAATAATGCAGTGTCCCATTCGGACGCGGCGATCTTAATAAACCTTGATCTAACTTGCTTAGCCAAATACATTTTAACTGTAGGCTTAAAGAACCGAAAATTTGAAGCACTCTGTAACAATTTATAGTTTATATTTAATACGGTATTCTCATCGTACGACTTATCTGAAGATACTGTATATAATGCATCCATTAATTGTGCTCTCATCTTCGGTGGCAAGTAATGCATATTCATTCCAAGTATACCACCCTTTACCTTATTTATGGGAAATATGAGTGGGAACCTGTCGTAATATGGTAATGTTGCTTTATGTTTAGGATCGTATTCAAAAAAGTACATTGAGCCGTATACTTGATCACCACGTAACTGTGTCTTTGCTCTTCCTTTATCTTTGGTACTTAACATAGCTTCAGCAGTTATTTCTTTACCTGCTTTAAGTGTAGCTTGTTTACGATACCACTCTCTTGCGCTTTTAGTCCTCGCAGGAATCTGTCCCTGTCGTATACCCTTTGCTAATATATCTGAAAATAAAGTTGCCACTTATCGTGCTCCTGGAATATGATGTTCTGTCATAATCGTAAAATGCCATCCTCGGTCAGCGCAAAAGTTCTTTGCTGCTTTCCATTTTGCTTCGTTAACTCCCCATGTTTTAACTTCATTTAAATACCTTCTTGAAACTCTGCCTGTCTTTGTTTTATTCTTATTCTTTATATCAGGCGGCCTACATTGAGCACTTGGTTTGATTTCAATCATAATCGTTTGAGGATTACCCAAGTTATCCTTCTTATGTACTATTACATCAGGAAAGTATCTATGTACTCGACCGTCTATCGGAGATCTATACGGAACAATCACTTCTTCTGATTGCCACCATATTACATCTGGGTGAGAATCCATCCATTTGAATACTTTAAACTCCCATAAAGACCTATAAATAATTTTTGTAGGGTCACCTTTATACTTATTAGGATCTTTTGGTCTAAATCTACCCTTATATGCCATGATATACTTCCGATTACTGTTATAAATAATAAATTAACTATATACATATTTATTACGATTCGTCGGAACGAATTGAGGAAAATTCATGGCAAGACCTAATACTAAAACTAGATTTGATAAAGGCGCCGTAGACCGACTGCAATGGCCAAGTGGACAGTTCCCGCATGGAATACAGTTTATATTCAAAGATTATAATTACTCTGAGTTTATCTCTAAACCACCAGTTGGTAACTTAACAGGTGGGGGTGGAACAAAATGGGACACCGCGTATAATAGAAGAGCTGCTCAAGAATCTGGCACCTTTGCATTAGAATTACCTTTTCCAAATACACTAACAGATTCCACGGGAGTTCAGATCAGTTCTTTTGAACGAGGATTCATTGAAGAGTTCCTTACAGGACAAGCAGTTGCTATGGCAGACGATCCTATAGCAGCAGCAAAGAAACTAGGTAACGCAATTGCCAATGGAGCTTCAGGATTAATATCCGGTGAAGCCTTTGAGGACAATGAAGCGGGCGGAATGTTTAAACGATTAATTGGTACACTAGGAACTAATGTTCTTGGCGGGTTAGGTCTTGGAGAAAAATCAATTGGTGCAGCTTTAGGTTCAGTACAAAATCCACTTACTACTTTACATTTCAGTGGAGTTGATTTAAGAAACTTTGCTTTCTCGTGGTCAGTATATCCAGCCAACAAACAAGAAGCTGATGATATTAGAGATATTGTAAGTAGAGTTAAAAGTAAAATACTACCACAAGTACAATCTCTAACACCGTCGGGAGAAGGCGTTTCTGAGTTGGCTGGTTTAACAAGTGGTGGCTTGGCAAGAGCGTATTTAAAATATCCTTCGGTTGTAATGATTAATCTTTTAGGAGTTGACGAATCGCACTATCCAAAATTTAAAGCTTGTATGTGTAAAGGTATAGATATTAATTACGCAGACAACGGAAGCTCGCCAACAATTGCTCAAGGTGGTGTACCTATGGGTATCAATATATCAATGTCGTTTATGGAACTCGAGATACAAACCGCAGAAGATTATGGTGCTTCTACACTCGATTCATTGGACGTTCAAGTACCGCCAGTTGCAGCGGCCAACAACGCAGGAGAATAAAATGTCTTATAAGTATTTTCAAGACTTCCCAGTAATCAGATACGAAGGAAGAAAGGTAAGAGACATTTCTCGACGCGCTTCTTTTATGAGGGCAGTTTCTAATAACCCATACTTATATTATTCATATACAGTTAAAGATGGTGAACGAGCAGAAGATATTGCTTTAGAATATTACGGTTCAGTTGATTATATTTGGTTAGTGTACATGGCAAACAATATCATAGATCCTTATTACGAATGGCCGATGGATGCCCAAACATTTAATGATTACTTGGTAGATAAATATACGGCAGAGTCTGGTAAAATTGGTGAAGATGTTATTGATTGGACAAAGAATGAAAGTATTGACGATAACATTTTGTATTATATTAAAAAGGTTTAGGGATAACAAATGGCAGTAGATGATATTATATTAGCACCGGAATCTTTCCGAACAATTTATCTCCGTCGAGAAGACAGAGTAATTATGAGGACTGAGCGCGGCCAAAAGATTATTGTAAAAAGAATCATTCCTGAAGATTGGAAGCCATATCGTATCTTCGAATATGAAACTCAACTTAATGACAATAAAAAAGAAATCTTTTTATTCGACGATGTCTACTTAGGACAAATAACTCAAGAATTACGAGATAGTGTAAGCGAATAATGCAAGAGACTTTTAACCCAGGATATTGCACAATCGAATCAGCAGAGCTTATTACTGCCGATAGAGAGTCTGAAAATATTACTGGGCTTATTGGTAGGTTTGATTTACAGCAGTCAATGACGGCAGGAACAATCACTGGTTCTATTGATGTTTTAGATGGTGTTGGTTTATTAACATCGTTACCTATTAGAGCCGAAGAAAATTTAAAACTTAAACTTAAATCCCACGACTTACAAACTGAACTTAATTTAGATTTACAAGTAATAGAAATAAGTAATGTTTCAATACAAAAAGAATCAGGCGATCAGTACGCTTATACATTACACTTTATGACAAGGTCTTCTTGGAATGCAGTAACAAAGAATGTAATTACTGCGTTTCGTTCTAAGTCTGCTTCTTATTGTGCAAAGAAAGTATTTAACAAATACTTCGAGAAAAACCTTGGAAAGAATAGATCATTTAATGTAGAAGAATCTGATGGAGAGATGAGAGTCATTATTCCTGATTATAATCCAATACAAGCAATGAGTTTTCTTTGTGCTAAAGCGTTTACGAATAGATCCAAATCATCTACGTTTCGTTTCTTTGAAACAGTTGATGGTTATAATTGGGTAACTGATGAATGGTTATTAGAAAAAGCAAATGATACTAAAAGAAAATCATTAAAGTATTCTCCTATCGTTGATCGTAATCCAATGGCAGGTCCAGTTATTATTGAAACATTATCTGACTTCACTACTGCCAATCATGTTAATTCATTAAAAGATTTAACCGCTGGTGCATATAAAAATTCAGTGATGGAAATTGATTTCACAACAAAAAAGAAAAGAGATTTTCATTACGATTATGTTAAAAAGAAAAGTAAGTATAAAGGAATGCAAGGTAAAGTCGGTGGTGTTGTAGGTTTAAAACATTCTGATAGTTTTATTAAAGATACCTTTATAGACGGTTATACGCAAAGTATTGTATATAGAGATTGGTCAGCGGCAGGCTTCGAGCAGAAACCCGGGCAAGTAAATCGCGGCGAACAACACATGACTGAGATTATTCAAAATAGAAGAGCTTATCATTATCATTTAAATGAAAACATGTGTACAGCCATGATTCGCGGTAGGTTAGATATAAAGCCAGGCGAAGTAATTGATTTAACAGTATTAGAACCTAACGCTGCTTTAGAAGGTGAACAGAATAAAAGATTAAGTGGTTATTATTTAATATATGCAACTTCACATAATATAGACGGTACTAATTTAGAAACAGAATTGGCAATGATTAAATTTGATTGGGAAACAGGCAAATGAACGCGGCAGATGGTTCAGGAATAGGACAACCACATTTCTTTATAGGAGTTGTGGAAAATAATGTAGACAAATCTTTTGAAGGAAAGATTCAAGTTCGTGCGTTTGGTATTCATGGTACACACTCTGATATTAAAACAAAAGATCTACCTTGGGCAATTTGCGCTTCAGGTAATTACGATTCAAACAATCCACCCCCACCATTAAATGCATTTGTATACGGAATGTTTCTTGATGGAAGAATGGCACAACATCCATTAATACTTGGATTAATCCCAGGTAAATATAACGAAGAGATGGACCCTCTAAAAGATGGGTACGGAGTGATAGCAGAAAAGGATGGAGATCTATTAGGTGGAAACTTAGCACCTCGACAATTTAACGCAGGTGGCGGTCCTGATAAATTAGCATCAGGTGAAAGATTAATGGAAACTTATTTGTTGGCAATGGCAGCAAATAGAGTACACGATCAAAAGATTGCGAATACAGATGAGACGTGGTCAGAACCACCACCAGCATATGCTGCCAAATATCCGTTTAATAAAATAATTAAAACGAGTAGACATAGTATTGAGATTGATGATTCTCCGGGTGCAGAGAGAATTATGATTCATCACAATGCAGGTTCTTATATT